TTAAGTTCTGGACAAGACCCATAATACTTTTTCCAATCAGATTCAGATTTTACTTTTCGTTTCTTACCTTTAGGTGTTCGAAACTTCCAGAAATATTTTCTACCGATGTATTCCCTACCATTCTGATTATTTGTAATGCGGTAGACGAAACCGAAGAAATCATCAATATCGTCAGTAGTGAAATTTGTATTTTTATATAACCAGGGGTTTTCATAATCCATCCTAAAAACTTCATATCATTCCTCTTATTTATCCACCTGCAAAATCATCCCAGTCATTAGTATAGGGAAAGTCTTCATATGCTTTTTTCATATCATCAAGTTCCCATTTTATTTCTTCAGAGTTTGAATCCTGAGAAGGTGTCTTTTTTGACATCTTGTTTGATTCCTCCGACGACATAAGACTCTACCTCCGTCTCTTGTGGTGCTACTTGGAGACCCTTTGAGGATATCCAGTGCTGTGTCCAAGGTAATGGGTTGTTTCTCATAGGAATATCATATTGGGGTTTAAGACCAATTGCTTTAATCCTCTTGTTAGCAATCCATTCAACATACTGATATAATAATTTATCATTCAAACCAATCATACTTCCATCTTTAAAGAGATACTCTGCCCATTTCTTCTCTTCATTCACACACTTATCAAACATTTTATATGTCCAGTCTTCCTCTTCTTTCATTATCTGAACCATATCAGGATCATCACCCTTTCTCCAATTGTTTAATATTGTTTGGGTAAGGACAAGGTGTTGATTCTCATCTCTGGCGATGAGTGATATAATTTTTGCTGATCCCTCCATGACTTTGAGTTCACCGAAAGCAAAAGAGCAAGCAAAAGATACATAAAAACGAATACCCTCCAAGATGTTGACATTAGCGACTGCCCTATAAAGTTTTCTTTTCAATTCTTTAATCTCTATGACAGGTAAAGATGAATCTAAATCCCTATCAAGATGTTTCCATAGATTACCTTGACCCCATATCTGTGCTTCATTAATGAAATCATCATAAGATTCAGTGACACTTGCTGCTCTTTCCAAAATACGAGGGTCTTTGATTATAGTATCAAATACTTCAGATGGATTGGAGTAAATATTTTTAATAACATATGTATAGGAACGACTATGGATCATCTCCATAAATCCCCATACTTCCATACATGCTTCTAACTCAGGTAGAGAGCAGTAAGGTATAAAAGCCATACCAGGAGCACGACCTTGTACACTATCAAGCATGATCTGGTATTTAAGATTGCTCGTATAGATGTGTTTTTGTTCTGGACGCAATGTTTGATAGTCTGCACGATCTTTCTGTAATGATACTTCTTCTGGTCTCCAAAAGTATCCTAACTGTTGAGTTGTTAATCTGTCAAATGTAGGATACTTATATGAATCATATCTTTGAACCCCTAATGGTTTGCCAAAAAACATAGGTTGTTTCTTGGTATCAACATCTTCTGTATTGAAGACAGTCATTCCTTTTAAATTAGATGGCACAGGATTCACACTCCTCCTCTTTAGCATTACTTAATTCATTAATTAAATTTTGTAGATCTGGTTTATCTTCTTCTACTTCATCCGTCTTCATATCATTCGTATTTTGATAGTAAGATGTCTTCCATCCTAACTTATAGGTGGTTAGAAGATCATTTGCCATAACACTTACAGGAACTTCATTGTCTGGATAGTGTTCTGGATTATAGGACCAGTTACCACTTATACCTTGATCAAAGAACTTCTGCATGACCGCAACTATATTAATATACCCAGTGTTACTAGGCATATCCCATAACAAAGTGTAATTATTTTTTAAAGATCCATAAGATGGAACAACTTGCTTAAGAGGTCCTTTCTTCGATTTCTTAATGGACAGGTATCCTCTAGGAGGTTCGATTCCATTGGTAGCATTTGACACAACGGAACTACTCTCCGATGGCATTTGTGCCGACAATGTTGAGTGCCGTAATCCGTGCTCCAAGATAGATGCTCGAAGAGATTCCCAATCATGTTGATAATTTGGTTTGCTTATTTCATCGACATCTTTTTTATAAGTGTCGATTGGTAATATACCGTCTGAATATTTAGTTCTACCAAAGTCTTCACACCATCCTTTCTCTTTTGCAATTTGATTAGATGCTTTTAAAAGATAATACTGGAATGATTCTGAAAGACTATGAACTGCATCCCATGCATCTTGAGAACCATAATCAAATCCAAGTTTTGCCAAATAATGTGCAAGACCAATGAACCCTACCCCAAGACTTCTACGTGCCTTTGTCGCCCTTTCTGCTGCCACTACAGGGTAATCTTGATAGTCAATCAATTCCTCTAATGCACGGACTGATAAGTCACAATACTCTTCTAATTCTTTATCAGAATTTACCTTACCAACATTAATTGCTGAAAGAATGCATAAAGCAATCTCCCCTGTGTGATCATCAATATGCTGAAGAGGATATGTAGGAAGAGTGATCTCCTGACATAGATTACTCATCTCAATTTTATCTTTGAATGATGAATGCTCATTGCAGTGATCTATATTCATGATATAGATACGACCAGTCTCTGCCCTCTCCTTTAAAAGATCAAGGATGAGGGCTTGAGCACCAACCCTATGCTGTGGGACTGTCTCATCTTCTTCAAATTGTTTGTAGAGATCGTCGAAGCGATCAGTGCCAAAAGACTCGTAGAGACCAGGCACGTCGTGAGGACTAAAAAGAGATATCTCTTGGTTTCCGATGAAACGTTCATAAAATAATTTACTTAATTGGATACTGTAGTCTAGTTTTCTAACTCTGTTGTCTTCTGTTCCTTTGTTGTTTTTGAGGACGAGGATGTCTTGGATTTCCTGATGCCAGATAGGAAAGTGGACAGTAGCTGATCCTCCTCTGATACCGTTTTGCGTACAGCATCTGACAGTTGACTCAAATTTCTTAAGGAAGGGGACCACACCTGTGTGTTGAACTTCTCCACCCCTGATTTTACTGTTGATCCCCCTGATTCTACCTGCGTTAATACCGATGCCAGCACGTTGTGCGACATATTTGCCAATAGCCATATCAGAGCTAAAGATACTATCGAGGGTGTCATCAATATCAACCAGAACACAAGATGCAAATTGACGAAGGGGTGTTCTGACCCCTGCCATGATGGGGGTGGGGATGTTGATTCTGTGCTTTGAGATTGCGTCATAATACTTTTTAACGTAGTTTAATCTAGTTTCCTTTGGATACTCTGAAAATATTGTCAATGCGATCATCATATACATGAACTGGGGAGTTTCATAAACACCTCCACCACTTCTATCCTGTACTAGATATTTATCTACAACTTGCCGTAATCCAGCATATGTAAACAAAAAGTCACGTTCATGATCAATAAAATTATCTGCTTTTTCAATTTCTTCCTTGGAATACTTATTAAAAATTTCTTTATCATAAACATCAGAACTGGTACATTTGTAAATATGCTGTTCTAATGGAGGAAGTTCTCTTGTTTTACCATAAAGATTTTTCCTAACTGCAAATAAAAGAAGTCTTGCAGCAACATATTGATAATTTGGATTATCCAAATCAATAAGATCACTTGCAGATTTAATAAGGATCTCTTGGATTTCACCTGTAGTAATACCATCATAAAATTGAATACCAGATTGTATCTCCACCTGACTTGCAGAGACACCTGTAATTCCTTTGGTTGCTTCTTCAACCATTTTATGCATCTTCTCCAAATTCAGAGGTTCAGTACCTCTTCCATTTCTTTTTTTAACTTTGATGCCGTTGGTCATATTCTTTTCCAAGTGTTAAATTGAAGTTTTGCTTTTAGTCCACTGTATACATTAGATTGTACCAGTTTCTGTACATTGTGTCCACCAAGAGACATATCATTAATGTCTTTGTGTTGTATATCTGATGGCCAGATTACTACCTTGTCTCCTGTATCAATGGTTTTTGATATTCGGTTGACGATTTCTCTGTTGCGAGGTTCGTTATCATAAACCCAAATATAATTGCTCCAACCAAACGACCCAATATCAACATCGGAGCCGCACATAGCAACCGAGTTTTCCAAGAAGCAGGAATCGAAAGGTCCTTCAACGATGTAAATGGGTTTTTCATCATCAATTTCATCAAGTCCATAAAGTTTGGGAGCGTTATCATGTAGCATGGTGGTGATATATTTAACAGGGCTAGAACCTAGTGCTCTACCCTGAAAACCCACCAATTTTTTCTTATAGAAAAGAGGAATAATAATTCTACTCTCTTCATATTTTATATCATCAAAGGTATGTTTAAGAGAATTTGTAAACTCCTTAAACTTATCCGCATAATAGAATTTATCTGGATCAAGATTTCTATCGACCAGATATTTCTTTGCATCAGGATTCTCTGATGCTTTTGGTAAATCTATTTTTGTTTTAAATTCTGGAGTAGTGAAATCAAACGTTGGTTCCTCTACAACAAAATTTTTCCCACCAGAAAATCCTCCCTTAAACTTCTCCATAGCATATTGTTTTTGGATAACTGGATCCAATTGCTTTATGAAGTTATTAAGTGACATCGAAGCACCACAATTATGGCACCTGAAATTTACATTTTCTTTTATTGCGTAAATATATCCTCTCGTCTTACTCTTATTTCTTTTAGAGTCACCACAAATAGGACACCTAAAATTATAAAGGTTTGACTTTACTTTTTTAAATTTCTGAAGTCTTGGGGATATAATTCCAATAAACTTGGAGTCAACAAGATCCATTATAAGGATATTACTGGTTTTTTATTATACTCGTTTGATTCTCTGGTGTCAATATAGTCCCCACAATTCGTTGACCTATGGGTGAAACTACGAAACTTATGATGGCAATTGCTCCTGCAATAGACCACATCTTCATCTCTATCTTACGAAGACGATCATCTACCTTGCGAATATCTCTCTCACATCCTGCCTTAATCTCCTTACCTTGACGGTTGACTTCTCTATGAACAGATTCCACTTTCTCAAATAGTACTGCATCTATTCTATCCTGCTTTGTTAGTTTCTCATCATGGACAGCAAGCATCTGCCCCATCTTAACGGAATTGTCTTGAAGGGTTTCTATTACTCTCTCTAGTCTTTCTATTACTGCTTCATTTACTCGCATCTTTCTTCATCCAAGTAACTCTTGTTCTATACCTTCCTATTGGTGTTGGTTTTCTTTTCTTCTTTACTGGAGGATCATCTCCTGCTTCAACAGTACCTGCAATCTGACCACCACCTACTGAATTAGTAGGTGCTGCCATAGCATCTTCTCTAATGATATTAATTATTTTATCTAGTGGATTCTTCTTCATCTTTGGAGTAAATTTTATAAAGTTCTGATAAACAATATAAGTCAACCTTAATATCATGTATATAACATTTAGGATATTCTGGTAGTTTACCCAAAAACATAACAAAGGTCTTCATAGAAGACCATAGTTCTTTTTCAATTTTAAAGAACAGCATAGGGGTAGCAGCTTCACCAAAAATATTATAGAGAATAATAAAGTGATTAAGTAACAAATGTGATTTGAGGACTCCTGTATTTTTATATCTCTTCAATAATCGTTTGATATATTTGAAGTGATTTAAATCTTTGTCGAAGTCCTCTTTCGTTACTGCTTGGGGATTCTCGTAATTTTTAATGGCAAATAGGAGAAAATTCTCCTCGGTCAATTCATTAAAGATCATATCATATTAGCAAGTTAATCGTCACCGAATGGATATGCACCACCAGCAGTTCCAGCAACACCAGCAGGTCCTGTTGTTATACCAGACATCGCAACAAGGATCTCTTTCTTAACTCTTAAGTTACCGTGAGCATCCTTATAGGAAGTAACACCAACCCATCCAGCACCGACTTCATATTGAGTTCCTGTAGAAACTCCAGTCTCATTAACGGCAGCAATTTGAGCCTCGTATCCACCACCAGGTCTTTGGATTTGTACTATATCTCCAGTAGAAATACCAGCACTAATTGTTTTTGAAAGACCAACAATTCCTCCCATAGGAGCTCTTAATAATATTAGTGAATCACTTGAAAGTCCAATTGATGCAGTTGATGCAAGAGAAACAAATGTATTACCAAATCCAGTTACTGATATTGAAAGTGTATCTGCTAGTCCTACAGCTCGTCCAATTTGAGCTTCATATACTGTTGCTAAATGATTTTCTACTCTAGGTACTCCATCATTACCACCTTTAAGATAGAAACGGTCAGTTCCTATATGCTGGAAACCTTGAACACGAACGTTAGCAGTTCCAATAGAAACAATCTGAAGTTCGTTACTATCATTAAGAATAAAGTCTCCTACTGCTACTTGACTATTTTTCTCTGCTTCATTGAAATTAGTATTCAATGCAATAACACTTGCACCAATACCAGTGTGAGTAAATGCAGCACCTGTTCTGAATATTGTCTTATATCCCATCGCTTCATGGTTGAAGGATGTATCTCTACTATATTTTGGATTACCTGGAATATATGCTGGTGATTCACTAACAAAATAACTAGTGTTTGCAATTGCTACACCACTTAAACCATCAGTAGATGCTATTTTACATGAAACTGTGCTTGCAATACTAGCAATAACAGCATCACCAAAATAAGTACCACCAGTTCCTCTAAAACCGATTCGAATTACATCCCCTACTTGGGCAAATCCATCAGTTCCAAAGGTTGTACCCGTTCCCGTAATCGTTTTTGTTGCATAGTTAAGTGATATAGTGCCGCCCACAGCACCATTGTATAAGTATGCTACAGCGTCATTGTTACCCCAAAGTGCCATGTCTTTACTTCCGTAGAATTTCTTTGCTAATGAATATTTATAACCATAATATCTTACACTGCTCCCAGTCGCATTGCATTCTTAATCTTTAATACAAGTGCATCATCTATGTCATTGTCAGTAGATTTTGCATACTCTTCCATCATTTGAACAGCGAACTCTTTCATCTGTTTTTTAAAAACTCTCCTTACAAGCATGAGAAGGAGAGGTTTTAATAATAAAAATATCAAACTCATAATACTACTTTCTTATTTGGATTAAAGAATTTTACTGCTGCATCGTAATAAGATCCCATATTATGGTCTGCGACCCCATCAAATCTGGTGTCGTTTGCATCTTCCAACGGAATAGGTTGATGAGTATGAACATATCCACAGACCCAAGGAGGAGTCTTTGGAACAATATCATCGCCGTATACAAACCGTAAATGTTCAACATTTTTTAATCGTTCCCTCAATTCTCTACCACCAGGTCTTGGAGATCCAGCAGTAATAAGTGCAATGTTTTGGTTGTTTGGGTAGATTAAATCAGCAATCAAAGTTGCTGTTGCCCCACCAAGAGAATGTCCTGTAATAATAAGTTTCCTTTTTTTATCAAGTGCTTCATAATCACATACTAATTTAGATAAACTCCTATAAGAATTATTCTTAAATCCTCTATGGCAATCATCTGATTTTAGCAGAAATTTAATATTTGTCAACCAATCAGTTTTTTCTTTAGTACCTTCTATTGCAAGAATAGTGTACCCATCAATACTTCTATCAATTAAAACATCATCTTCATGAGGGTAAATGTCTCTACAGCACTCTAATGCCTTAAGAATTACTTCCTTTGGTAAAGTCCACATGATTTTATAGTAACTACACTATATATCAGTCGTACATTTTTTTACCTGATTTTATTCTTCCCTGTCCTTTTTTATCATAGAATCTGATACCCTTACCTTTCAAATCTTTCCATGCGGCAGCATTGTTTCTTTTTCTATTCTCTTGTTTTTTCTTTTCCAACCTATCTTTAGCAGCAGCAGCGTCTTTAGTATAGTCTTTATAAGAGACAGTTTCGCTTACTCCTCCATTGCCGCCATTACCGCCATTGCTACTCCCATTACCGTTGCCGTTCCCGCCACCGTTACTGTTAGAATTCCCATTACCATTTGAACCATTTCCATTTTTTTTGTCCTCATCTTGTTCTAGATATCCACTCCTCGTGACATGATAACCACGGGGGATTGGTTTACATTTCTTATCATTGTTGCAATAGTATTTACCAGGTGGGCATTTTTGCGTCATTTTACTTCTTTACCTCCTCTAATTTTTTTAGATCTTGTCATAACACCATCACCATATTTCTTTTTAAGTGAGTCAACCACACTACTGTATGCTCTATCAGAAGCTGCTTGCCTTCTCTTCTTTTGTTCTGGTGTATCAGGTTTACGAATGTAGTTAGTTTTTGATTTACGATCAGAACCATCATGTCCTGTACCATATTTAACCAATCTATCATCTCGCATACGATCATAACCTTCTTCACCTATAAGATTACCTTGTGGTTCATACTCACAGTTCCACTTGCGAAGTGACTTATTGATTCTTGAATCAGGATCTCTTGCAGTCTTTGCACTGGTAAGTTTACTCTTCATACCCTTCATACGAGCACAGAATGATGCTCTACGAGGATTGCCAACCTTTTTACTTGGTGCTTTTAGATCAGAACCGGGATTATCTCTTTCATAAGACTTCCTACCCTTCTCATTTAAACCACCTTCTTTGTTCTTACCTGATTTTTTTGTCCATGCTGCTCCTTCATCTACCTTATATGCAGGAACTTTTGCACCTTTAACACCTCTTCTTGCCTTGTGCTCTTCTCTACGTTTGTCAATTAACTTACCTCTCTTATTCTCTGAATCAAACATTGCTGGTTCACCATGACCAGGTCCTTTCCTTCTATAGTTTCTGATAGATGCTTTACCGTAATCACTACGACCTTTATCTACCTTTGCTTCTTCTATTGCTGGTTTGTCATGCTTCTTTTTACTACCAATCTTTGCTTTCATCTTCTCATACCCATCAATTTTCACCTTACCATCACCTTTATATAAACCATATGATGCTCCTTCTTTCTTTACACTACCAACAGGTTTGCAATTAGGAACCATCTTACCACCTTTCTTCTTCATACCATATGCTTTATAACCTTTCCAACATGCCTCATCAACCTTTTTCATATCACCGATATGCTTTCTTACTTTTTTTGCCTGACCCTTGTGCATCTTACTTGCTTTATCAAGTTCCTTTGCAATAGTAGAAAGATCTTTATCCTCACCAACTAATTTTGGTCCACCTGCTTTCTTCTGTGCTGCTGCCTTCTCATTAGGATTCTCATTACCTCTTGCAAGGTT